CCGGCACCGCGACCAGCGATGCCTCGACCAGCTCGTGCTTCATAAATCGCGTGCCCCACGTGCCCTTTATTTCCGCGCTTTCGCGCGGCACAAAGCCGACCGACACGGCGCGCAGAATGTCGGCCTCAATCAGCTTGCGGATTTCATCGATGCGCGGCGAGGTGCCTTTCGGCGCCAGCTGCAGCTCGGCGCGCAGATCGGCGCCCTTGTTGATTTTGATGTTCTGCCATTTGCCGATCGGGAAACCCTTATCGTGATTGAATAGGGCGATCGGGTTGCGGGCGAACTGCTCGGTTTCCCAGCCGTCGACCTCGACGATGTCACCGAAACGATCCGGCGTCGCGTCGGACAAAATAAATTCCATGCCGTCGGCGGCCTGGGCGTGCGTCTTGTGAAACACCGGGCCGGCGCGATCGCCGTCGTCACCGTCGCCGTTTTCATCCCAAGCGAGCTGACACGCTTCCTCGGCATCGTCGTCGTCCATGTCGTCGCTGAGCTCGTCGGTGCAGCGCTCGATGTAGTCGTCGTGACTCTCGCCCTCGTCGGGATCCGGCGCGAATTGTTTGATGATGCCGATCATTTCGCGGCGCAGCGTGACGTCGTCGGCCGGCGGCGGCGCGGTGCCGATATGGACTTTCCAGGCCGAGGCGATGCGCGCGGTGACGCGGGTGAGCTGCGCCGGCGTGTAGCGCGCGGCCTTCTTGTGCGCGACGTACCAGGCGACGCGAACGTCGTCGGCGTTGTCGATGGCAAAGCGTTTTATGCGATCGCTCAAATAGCCGGGATCGGCGAACTGTTTTTTGTCGGCGAAATCCTTTTTGTCGGCCTCGCGCCAGATCGTCATACAGGCGGCGACCGCCTGGTCGTTCTCGCGTTTGCCATCGCCCATCAAATCAGGGACGCAACGGCCCATAAAATCCGACTGGCTTTCGCCCTTGTGCGGTGTCATTGGCATGGCTTGGCCTTTCTTTATTTGCTCGGCGGCGTGTTTTGTTTTTTCTGTTCGAGATATTTGTCGCGGTGCTTTTGGCGAATTGCTTGCTTGGCCGGCGTGTCAGCGTGACGCGCAACCGGATCCAGCCAATAGGGCAAATTTTGATCGAGCTCCGTCTGCAGAATGTCGATCTCGATCGGTTTCGGCTTAGTGCTCATGCGGCCAGCTCGGGAATGCGGTCAAACGTCGGCGCCTGATGCGCCCAAGCATCCCAGCCGTGCCAGGCCGTGCCGGCGACCACGACTTCCTTTTCGCCATGCACGTTGATGCCGTAGGCCGGGACCGATACCGCCGCGGTGCGCGGCACTTGCGCGCGCAGCACGACGCGGCCGCTTTGCGATCCCCAATCGTTGGCGACGTCGGGGTTGACGGTCGTTGAAGCGGCCCCATTGCGCGCCACGTGCAGCGTCGGCAAATGCTCATAAGTGCCGTCGACCATCCGCAACAGATCTTTCATTTCCGTCATCGCTCGAGCAAATTGCTCCGGCTCGAGGCGAATGCCGCGGAAAACATTGAGTGTCGGGACGCCAGCTTTATCGAGCAGATATTGCGTGGTCTCCCACTTGGCGCGAACGTAAGCCTTGACGCCGAGATAGCCGCCGATCTTTTCATATTCACCGTTAGCGTAGGCTTTCAGTTCGTTGGCATTGATGTCGGTTGAAGTCTTTTCATTGAGCCGACCGCCGAGCTCGTCGGCGACGGCGAGCTGCAACAGCTTGCCGCTTTCGTTTGTCGAGCTTTGTTTCCAACCGTTCCACAGCCGCGAATCCATGCTGCGCAGATACTTCTGCAGTTCGGCCGGCTTGTCCTTGAGCTCGTCGGCCTCGATCAGCTTGCGATCTTCAAGGATTTGCGCGGCGCGATGCACCGACAGATAGCGCGCCAGCGCTTGCGTTCGCTGATAATCTTCGCCGCTGGTGTTGTTGAGCGGGTCATATTGTTTCGGTAACGCGACGACGTCGTAATTTGAAACCGGCTCGCTCGAGCCGTTCTTGTCCTCGAGCAGACTGGTGTTGTCTTTGGTCCACTCAAATTTTTTCTTGTCCGACATATTGTGTTCCCAGTCCTCGGAAATGAATTCATTGGCACTGTCGGCAAAATAATCCGGCGGCTCCATGTCGCCCTTCATGTCGTCGGCTTTTTTATCGAAGGCCGTTTCAATCGCCGTGCTCAGATCGTCGCGCATTTTTTGCGTAAGCTGCGCTTCGGGTTTTGCCGCCTCGATGCCTGGCAGGGTTTGTTGCGAGGGCGGCGGCAAGTTCGCCGGCTCTTTTAGTTTGTCGTCTTGAAATTCGACGGTGAATTTGCCTTCGCCGGAATAGCCCGATTGATATTCGAGCCCGATGGCGTCAATGAGCTGCTGCGTTGTGAACGGAATGCGGTCCTCGTAGTCGCCGCGAAACTCGTCGATTGCTTCGATCAACCATTCATCGTGGTCGGCGCCCGGCCCATGCAATGTGGTTTCGACCAGCTGGCTTTTGGCGTCATCGAGTGCATCGCCGTTGTCGTACCAATTGTTTTTTTCGCTATCGATGTAGCTTTCGACATTTTGCTCTTTATAGGCTTCGAAAGCCTGGTCCTGCAGATCGGTGCTCATCTGATCCCATTCCTCGGGAATGAAATCGCCTTCCTCGTCCTCGTCCTCGCCAGGCTTCGGTTCGTCCTGGCCGACGGATCCGCGCTCGAGCTCGGCCATCGCCGATTTTGAATCCTGATATTCGCGTTCGAGGCGCCGCGCGGTCGCCTTGTTCCACTGATCGCCGCCGACCGCGATAACCTTGGGGTCGAGGCCGCCACCCTCGCCGGCGCTCGGCTCTTTGCCGTCGCCGCCGCCATCACCGCCGCCGTCCGATGTCCATTTGCCCTGATCGTCGCGCGGTTCATCGGGATCAAATTCGCGGCGGGTCCGCAACAGCCGCTCGGCCCTCGCGCGGGTCACCCGCCACAGTGCGACTTTGTGCTGCGGCGGCTCGCTGTGCGCTTTCGGCACAAGAAACAGCGTTTCACCTTGCGCGTCGGTAAAACGAATCTTGACCAGCTCGGCCAGCTGCTCGTTATCGACCGGCTCAAATTTGTTGTTCAAATAGCTGGCGATCGCCGGCCGGCCGTTGAGTGTGACTTGCTGGATCACAGCTGATGAACCTTGTCGACCGCCCGATAGAGATTGCGCCAGATTTTTCCGTTTTGCTTCCTTGCCGCCGGCGTCGCGCCCTGATGCTCGGGAAATTTTCCGCTTTGGTATTTGGCGCGCGCCATTTCGGCCAAAGTCTCGTGATGCGCGCTGCGCAAATTGACTGCGGTTCGATCTTTGTCGAATTGCTCCCAGTATTCTTTGCTGTAGCTCGACACGCCATCACCGGCGGCAAAATCGTCAGTTGGTATGGTGTGCAGGGTTTGCTCAATGAGCTGATAGACCGGGTATTTCTGATCGTAAGGCGCCCGCAGTGTCCCGTCCGGCTTCATCACCGCATCGGTGCCGCCGACTCGTTCCCAATGGTGCTCACTATTTGGATTCGGCGGCGGGCCCGGCTCTTTCATAACCGCATCGCGTTCCTGCTGATGGCGATCCAAGGCGTTCTGAAATTTGATGTGCTCGATTTCATGCGCGGTGATGCCTTGCGCGTTTTTCTCGTCCCAAATTCGGCGCGGGAATAGTTTGATGGTGCCCTGCATTGCCGGATCAGCGGCGCGCGTGTAGGCGAGGCCGGCGGCTTTGAATTGCTTGCCGTTGAGCACAAAATTCTGTGCCGCCTCGCCTTCGCTGCCGAGCTGGATTTTGTCGGCAGGGAATTTCAGATCCTTGGCAACGCTGCTGGCCATGCCGAGGACCATTTGCTCGTGCGCTTTGTCCTGTTCCGCGTAAACCTGCAATTCTTCCGGCGTGACTTCTTCGCCCCAGGTCAGCGTCATCACGCCGGCGCCGGCGCTGCCACGCCGGAAACCGGCGTCCTCGTAGGCCTTGATCCGCGCGGCGTCGTCGTTGAAGGCGTGACCCTCGACGCGCTTCGCTCCGATGTCCGCATTGCGCTCGATCGCGCCTTTCAGCGCGGTTGTCAGCGCCGCTTGATCAGTGGCGCCGGCAAAGACGATTTCCGCCACTTTCTTTTTGTCGTCGTAATTGGTCGAAGCGGCGGCGTGCAATTTGCTGTCGTCGTGAACGACATTGATGCCCTTCTTGCCGGTTTCCTTTTCCGTTTGCGAGGCGCGCAAATAATGCCCGAGCGCGCCGCTCATCTGTTGCAGATTGCTATCCTCGTCGCCGCCGAGCTGGCCGGCTTTTTCCAGTTCCGCTTGCCGCGCGGAAATCTGTTTATCCCATTGCCAAATTTGTTCCTCGGCCGGTGCCTTGAATGATCCGCTCGCCGACGGCTTGCTATCGGTCTCGCCGCCGCCATCGCCGCCGTCGCCGGTCCAACGGCCCTGGTCATCGCGCGGCTCGTCGGGATCAAATTCGCGCCGCAGCATCCGTTCGGCCCTGGCGCGGGTTTCGCGCCATCGCTGCAGGCGATCGCTCATTGCGGCCTCGGTTAGCCAATCAGGCTTTCGACGTCGATCTCGCGCTCGGCCTTGATAGTCGCTTGCGACAGCGCCATCGCCAGGGCGACCAGCGGATCGATGCGGCCGCTCGAGCGCGCCTTGTCGAGTTTACGGCCGCCGGCGGGATCGCGGACCACGACGGCATTCGCCGCCGCCATCGTCAGCACCGGATGCAGGCCGTGGCGCATTTTCTGCTGCACCACCAGGCGCTCGAGCACGTCGACCGCCGGCGTCATTTCCTTAAATCCCATGCCGTGCTCGGCCAGCGTCACCTCGCACCCGATCGCCTCGAGCTCGCGCTTGATCTCGCCGATTTTCCAGCGATCGAACGCCAGCGCGATGATGCGATTTTCCCCGTTCACCTCCGCGATCATGCGGGCAATGACGCGCGGATCGGTCGTTTCGCCGGCGGCGATCAGCTGGCCGGCGCGGATCCAGGCGGCATAGGGCGCGCCGTCCTCGTCGCCGCGGCGCACTGCGTCGCCGGGCAGCCAGCAAAAAGGTTTCACGTGAAACAGGCCGTCGGCGTCCTCGCGCACGATCACCAGGGCCGACATATCCCGCGTCGAGCCGAGATCGAGCCCGGCATAGACCGACGCGCCGATTGGAATGTCCGGCGCCCCGCCGTTCTGTTTCCAAATCCGCGGCTCGAGGAAGCGGGTTTCGGCGGCGACGCGCTGGTTAAGGATTAGATTGCGAAAGGAATTTTCCTGCGATGGCATGCGCTGCGCCTGCTTGGCGAGGCGCATCACGTCGGGCAGCGAGCGGAAATCGTCGAGCGCCGGATTGGCCTTGCGCCAGGTCGCGCGTTTCCAGGGATCGTCATCGTCGGGCGCACTGTAGAGCGTCAAATGGAACGCCGGGTCTTTGATCTCGCCGCGATTGATCTTGCTGCCGTAATCGACCAGCTGCGACATCGGCGCGAAATCGTCGGCGGCTTGCGTCGAGATCACCAGCAGCAGCGGCTCTTTGCGGCCGCCGAGCGCGCTATCCATCGCGTCATAGAGCGCGCGGCCCGAGGCCTGGCCGAGCTCGTCGTAAACCACAAACGAGGGATTGAGCCCCATTTTGGTTTTGGCTTCCGCGGTCAGCGCGGCATAGATCGAGCCGTTCTGCAGATCCTCGATCTCTTTGCGAAAGCGGATGACGTTGGTGCGCCGGGCCAGGCCCTCGTGATGCGCGAGCAGCGCCATCATTTCGTTGAAAATCTTGCCGGCCTGGAATCGATCGTTGGCGCAGCTGTAGATCTCGCCGCGGGGCTCGGCCTCGGGTCCGCTCAAGTGACACAGCGCCAGCGCGGCGGCGAGCTGCGTCTTGCCGTTTTTGCGGCCCATCGACATGATCGCGGTGCGCACCGGCCGGCCGCCGTTTTTGTCCTCGTAATAAATCGCCTCGATAAAGCGGCGCTGCCACGGTCGCAATTTTAGCTTAGTAAAAGCGCCGGCGCCCTGGGTGACGGTGAGATCTTCGCAGAACGCAATCACGCGCGCCGCGCGGGTTTTTAGTTCCGGCCCCGACCAGGCATTTGACTCAAGCGTCACCGTCTCGAGGTCGCCGCGCGACTTGAGCGATCTGCCACCGATGCCGCGTAGGCCCATTACAATTGCTCGCCGTGCTGCAGGATGATTTCCTGCACGCCCTTGCGCACCATCGCCGCGCCGGTTTTGACTTTTGCCGCGCCGCGCCGAACCAGTGCGCCGCCGTGGCCGTAGTGCAGCCGATCGGCCCGCTCGAAATTCGGCGGCTCGCCGCCGGCGGTCCATTTGATCGCGCGCAGCACGTCGGCCTGGTAGTCGGGATCGGTATCGGCGGCGCCGTGCGTCTGCGGCCGGTAGATGTTGAGAATGCGGCCGGCAAAATCGGCGGCCGGCGCCAGCTGCTTGCACCCTAATCCCGAGACGCAGCCGCCATAGGTGACTTGGCCATAGCCGACATTGGCGCCGAGATCGAAACCACCGCAGTGCTTGGACATTTGCATGCCGGCAATGGTGTCGATGTGGCGCGTGCTGTCATGGGCAACGACGGTCGCTTTGTTCATGCCGCACGAATAGCCGATCACCACCACCTTGTCCTCGGCCGGCACCGCTTCGATGTCGCGGCCGGCGCGCCGCCATTCCGACTGATTGTAAACGGCGACGTGCGTGATGCCGGGAATGTTGTTGCGCGCCTGCTCGACAATCTGATCGATGCCGACCGAACTGCGCTGGCCGCCGAGGCCGTAGAACGCAAACAGCCGCGTGCCGGCGTTCGCTGGCGCGCAGCCCAGCAACAACACCGCGATGATGATTGTGCTGCGCATTAAAACCAGTCGATCAAACAAACGCCCTGCCCGCCATTGTAATTGCCGCCATCTGAGCTGGCGCCGCCACCGTACAAATGGCCGGCCGAGTTTGCCGCTTGCGCCGATAACGGATTGCTGCCGCTCAAGCCGAACACGCCCCATTGGCCGCTCGTGCCGACGGACACAGCCCACCCAAAGCAATTGCCGCCTTGAATGTTCACGTCGCCACCGATCGCGGTGCCGCCGAGACCCGCCGTCATATTGTAAACGCTGCCGCCGGTGCCGGCACTGACCCTGCCGGCGCCGCCATTCGCCGTCAGCGTGGCGATGGCCTGCGTCCCCGACGACAGGGTCGTTGCCCCGCCATCAAATGGGCCCAAAGGATTGCCGCCGGCGCCAACAACCAGCGTCAACGTGAGGCCGGTAGTTAATCCGCTGAGAAATTTCTCGAGATAGCCGCCGCCGGCGCCGCATGATCCAGCGCCGTGCGCCGAGCCACCGCCGCCGGACAGTCTGACTTTGGCGCTGCTTGATGGAATCGTGATCGTCTGCGATCCGACCGTCGCATAAATCGTGGTCGCCGCCGCCCCGACGCTGGCGACCGCAAAATAAGCGATCTCTTGCCAATGGCCGGCGCCGTCGCTGGCGTAACGGCCGAAACTTTTGGCGCCGATAGTGCGCGTCCCGCCGAGCAGTGTCAGCTGCGCCGAATTGACCAGCGTGATCGCGCCGCCACTCGGCACGAACGTGACGTCTTTGGTGACCAGCGGTGCGGTCGCGCCGAACGAGCTGATCGCGCCGGTGCCGGTAATAACGATCTTGTTGGTGTCGATGCTGTCGTCAGGCGGCGCAATCTCAACCGTCGTCGCCGCGGGAAACGTCGCCGCTGGCGCATCGCCGAGCGCGCACTGCCAAGGCACGATCGGCATGTCACCGGCTCACAAACAAATTGATCAGCCCGAGCAAAAACGCGACGATCGCCACCGCCGCAATCAGCACGACCCCGAGCTCGAGCGCCGGACTGAGCGCGATGCACTCACCCATCATCGCGGCGGAAATAAACGGTCCCAAAGGGCGGCGTCGTAAAACAGCCGGACCAGCACGAGGATGGCAACCAGCGCCAAGATCACGCCGAGGATCCGCTCGACCATCATCGGCACCATAATGCCGATCGCGCCCAGCACCCACAGGATCAAATAATAGGCCAGCGCAATGAACGCGAGGTAGATCAGCGCGCGAATGATGCGTTCAAATAGGCTCATGGCCATCGCTCCCGGCGCCCCGCTTGTAAGAGCGGCCGCGCCTCGTTAGGCTGTCGCGTTGGTGAAACTTCACTTGCCGGCCGCTTTACTGGTTTAGCGGCCGGTTTTTTCTTGAGCGGCCACGGCCGCGTCAGCAGCGCCCGCACGCCTCCACAAAATTCGCACGGCATCATCAATCCCAATCGCTCGGCGCGAACAGGATCGGCGGCGTGACATCACGCAACAACCACAGCGCCAAGACCGCAAGCGGCGGTCCGAGTAGCATTCCGAACAGCATTCCGAGCAAAAATACCCACATTTCAGCGCAGCCCCAGTGCCAGGCGCCGGCGCGCATAATTGGCGTCGGTCCATTTCCGCAACTCAAGTTCGATCGTCGCCTTGTGCTGCGTTATCGGTCGCAGCCGCGGCTCAGCGGCCGCCGACAGTGCCCTCCAACCTTTATCGGTCAACAGCCAGCGATCGTCGCGCACCTCAACAAACCCCCAGCGCACCAGCGCCAGGATCCGCGCGCGGGCGATGTCGTCATCGTTGCGTCGCGGCTGCGCGAACATTTAAAGTGCGCCTTACACCATGCTCGCCGACGGCAAAATCGCTTTGCAGCTCAGTAAGACCGATCCGCCGCGCGTCACCGGCCTGGTCGTGCTGGTCGGCGACAACCGCCCGCTCGTGCGCCTCGAGCTCGACGCCGTGCGTCGTGCCCTCGACCGCGCGGATCGTATCAACGACGCCGCCGATCGCCAGCTCGACCAGGCGCCACCTCCGCGCGACGATGGTTGACCGCCGGCCCTCGAGCTCGTTCGCGCCGTCAACGGGCCGGCAGTCGATTCGCCCATCCCGAACGATGCCGCTTAGGAACGGCGGGCGGGCAAATTCAAATTAGAGCGCAGTCCCAAAATCGTCAGTCGCTCTAATTTTTCGGTGAATTGTGTTCGCCGTCATTTGGCAAATCTCGAATCAGCGCTAAGTATGAAACGCGCGGCGTGGGTCACAGCCCTTTAGCCCCGAACTGCTCCCCATCCCCCGACACCCCCAGCAGCAGGGCCGCCGCGCGCCTTCCGCATTTCGACGACCGAAAGAGGCGCTTGTGCGGCGCACCAGGCGCCCAGGCCGGGCTAAGGCTCGCGCCTGGGATCCGACCGGCTACCCACGTGGCGGGCGCCTGCCAGGCCATCCCTTGGCCTTCCTATTGGCTCGAGGAACGAGACGAGAACGCGCGCCTGGATGCGAAATTGCGCGAAAAATCGGGCGGCCGAAACCAGAACGAGAACAAACGCGGATTGTGCAGCCAGGCGATGCAGTTTTTGCCCGCGGAATTTTGGCCTGTCGTAAGTGTTTGCAACTAAGTCTTTTTTCGAC